CGTTTCAGCACGGTTCTTTCTGAGACGGTCCGTGTACTCGGACGTGAGCTTGCTGACTACACCGGGCTTCGTGCCCTTGTTGATCAAGCCCTGCCGGTAGTTCTCCGCAGCCAGCGTGTATCGGGGATCTAGCCCCAAGGTTTGCTTCAGCGCCCGACTCATCTGGTCCGGCGTCCATGACATCTGTGTGCCCCGAGCGAGAACGATCCGCAGCGAGTCGGCGGTAGACGCATCGAGCAAAGTGGTCATGCCTGACACCTCGTTGGAGATGATCTGCCTCATAGCTGTGGTGTTCGGATCGAAGTCGACAGTGACCTTGGCCTTGGCGATCATCCAATCGGGGATCGTGAACTCGACGGCAGCCAACGCCGAATACCCCGCCGACTCAGCGAGGTTGTTCAGCACTACAGATACCGACTGCATCGGGATCTTGACCGCCTCCACTGTCTGATCACGAACCATGCCGGATTCGTGCTCGCTGAGTAGCTGGGCAAACGCCTCACTGCGCCCCGTGCTACCGATAGCTGCAAGGAACAAGCGCTCTGCCTGAATGACGGCTGTATCGAACTGCTCACGTCCGATCTTGACGATGGCCCGGTCAACGGGCGTCATGCTGACCACGGATCAGCCCCTCAGAGCCGCTTCTAGGCTCGTTTCGTCCTCGGGTGGTGCATCGGAGCCGACCTCGGGCTTCGTGGCGTCAGGCGAGTCCTGGGCCGGTGCCACGTCGGGAGCGATGACCTTCTTGTATGGAAGGCCCGCAGCGTCATACAGGTACTCAGTCAGCTCGTCGTTCGGGAACAGCGGAACACCAGCACCAGTGAGCATCCCGATGTAGCTACCGAGCATTTCGAGATCGGGCTTCTCGATGTCGTCGAATGCCAACGTCGGAGCGAGGCTCTCGTCCCAACCGTTCAGCTTGACGAGACGTGGGATGGCGTAGTTGTTGAAGGTGTCTGCGATAGATGTGAGCCAGCTACCGAGTGCGATGGCGAACAGGTCCGTCTTGTCGGAGGACAAGGCAAAGCTACCGACGTTCTCGTGTCCCAGCAGAATGAAGTCGGCAAGCACCGTCATGGCGATGCGGCGATCTTTGCGCTCGATGATGGCCGTCGTGTCGAACGCACGGCTACCACCGGATGCAAGAAGCTCAAGGCGGTAGAGCTGGTTGCCGCTGCTGTCATAGATGCTCGGCATGATGACCCCCTCTTGGGCATCACGGCGAATGTTGATCACAAGCTCTTGGAGTTCCTTGAACAGGTCCTGCTTCCACTGCGGAGCGTTGGCAGCCATGATCGATTCATCGGCATAGATGACAGGCAGGCCAGCGAGGTCACGCTCCAGGCCGACGCCCTCGATCTCTTCGATGCGCCGCTTGTAGAACCACGCTCGATAGGCGTTGCGCAGGATGGAGCGCCCTTCAGGGTTGTTCTTGTACTCAGTGGTGCGGAACAGCAACGAGCGATCGATGGGGATTTCAACCGCCATGTAGTTCGGGGGCGATAGCTGCACCATTGCCTCGATGGAACCGCCCTCACCGAACTTCCACTCGTGCAGTGTCTCCTGCGCACGAATCGGAATCTTCCGCCAGCCGATGAGTCCGTCGTCGAACTTGCTCTGCCCCTTGATGCGCTTCTTGTAGACGATCTCGTGCCACGACCACCCGAACGTGAGCATCGAGAGAATCTCGGACATCATGCCCGGCCATGTCATGCTCATATCTGTGCGGCATGAGTCAACGTGCTCAGCGTACTGCTTCGCCTTGGCCGACTGATCCTTGGGGTCGACTCTCCACTTCACCTGCTGGATCAGCTTCTCGATGGCGAACAGGGTGGCCCCAACGATCTCGTCGTTGTCCCTCATCTCCTTGAGAACCTTGACGCCACGAGGGCCAGTCAGGTCACGGAGGTACTCTTCATGTACGGCGTTGTTCGAGCGCTTGAGGCCGGTGTTGCCAAGCTCCTTGAACTCTCCGCTGGATGTGGTGGTGTCAGGCATGGCCGGAAGCGTACCGGGCCTAGCCCGCTACTGGGGAACCACAGTGCCGAGGAGGCGGGGCAACCACCAAACCCAACCTCCTCGGCGAGCCAAGACTATACGAGGTCGACCTTGATGTCGGCATCCCCTTGAATCAGCGAGACGCCAGCCTCATGTATGACATCGACAGAGGCTTTGCCGTCCAAGGATGTGTGGACATACAGAACACGCACCAACCTGTCGCCTATCATGAACCGATCCCGACGCTTGAGTGAGCCAAACGAAACTCGCCCTGAACGGCGAGAGAGCCAGCCCCGCAGGACTGGCCCTCCAGCTATCGATCGGCTACTCACCGCTGCTGCTGCTTCACCAGTTGGGCGAGCATCTGTGCGTAGAGTCCGGCCACCATGAGCACCACCACCGCAGCTACAAGCCAGGGGCCGTAGTTCAATCGCTTGCGGCGGGATACGACTGCGAACGTCAGCAGGAGCGACGCCAAGCTGACCATTCCGATGAGCCGAGAGAACGTCACGAGTTGTTGTGGGGCTCGATGCCGTGAGCGCCGTTGGCTTCAGCGGCCTTGCGCTCACGAGCCTCGACTTCGTGCTTGGGCACGAGGCGGTACTCGGTCACGTCCTTGTCCTCACCGACACGGCGGAACGCCCGCTTGTCGATGGTCAGCTCATCGTCGGCACGCAGCTTGCGCACGTATGACATGATCGAGACGACCTTGCTGGTCTTGCCGGTCTTGCCGTTCGTCTCGTCGGCGATCTCTTGAGCGGTCATCCAGTGGCCCTCACCCATGGTGTGCTTGATGGCCTCGACCACGGTCGGTGGCTTGTCGGGCTTGGGTGGATCGAGCACCGGCTGCAACGCCTCGACGGCGGCATCGACCAACTCGTCGGGGACAGGCACGCCATCCACGACCACCGTGGGTTCGTCGGTCTTGGTCGGCTCGAAGCTCTCGTTGCTCGGGTGGTTCGTCTTCTCCATGTATGGGATGGCGAACTCGTGCTGCATCATGTCTTCCCGCTGGAGGTCGTCCAGCGTTTCGTCATCTCGGAGCATCTCTCGGTAGAGCCTGCGCTCCTCTTCCTGCTCGGGTGTGGGCATTTGGTCCTCCTATGAGGTGTTGGTGGTTTGTTGTTGGTTAGTACGCCGATAGGTGCGAAATCATTTCGTACCGGCGAGAGACCATGGGGACTCGCCCTCGGGACGGGTGATGCTCTTGATGTGGAACGGTACCTGCTGCTTGTTCCGTACATACCACGCCAGAGAGCCAGCAGAGAACGTATCGGGCATGTGCCCCTTGCCGAACAGGTCTTCGAGCGTGACGTACTTGTGCTCCCCGTATGCATAGCGGATGTGGGGCGACTCAAGCTCCCGATTCTCGATACCTGCGATGTAGTCATTGATGACCGTCTCACGGGTGCGGCCCATGAGTGTCACGTCCTCGATGTAGCGCCGGTCGTATTCGAGGTAGTCGTCGATCACAGTGCCGATACCTGTGCCATCGTGGGCGAGCAAGCCTCCGTACTTCTGCAACCGCAAGTTGGCCTGGTTGATGATGTATGGCCATGGCATCCGTCCGACACGGTAGAACGCCACTGCTTTCCATGGTCGAACATCGGTGCGCCAGGTCCACATGATCGTCCAGTCCGATTCCTTGGCCCAGTCGATACCTGTGACATACGTAGCTCCGTCAATCGGCTCCTCGATCACCACTTGGCGAGAGGCTGCGCCCTCGTACTCCCCGAGAGCCTTGTTGAACATGGCATCTACGAACTCGACCTCGATAGCACGGCCCTCGAAGCTCGGCTCCTGAAGGTCGTACTCCATATCCCACATTGCGTGCGATACCTCTTTGCGCTTCCTGTCCACCATGCGTTGTGTGAGCCAGCCAGGTTCGTCCTCCGTTCCCATGCTCTCACGCCAGCACCACTCATACACGGGCCAGTCCTTCTCCTCGGCTCGTTCGAGCATTGCCGACATCGCCTTGTCGGGGTACTGGTGCGTGCTGCTCATAACTGTGTGTGGATCGATACCTGGGTGCTTGCGAACATCCTCCTGCGGCATACCCTGCGCCGACTCCAAGATGTTCTGATCCATCTCGTCGATCTC